ACCGGATGGGATGTGGTTATTACCGTTCCCTGTTGGGTGGCTATATGCGTTAGCTGAAGTAGCTATGCCATTTAACTTTGTGTGGTCAGCATCTGTAAAGACTTGACTATCTGAAGCAGACGCAACAAGAGCACGTATCTCAGCAGCGGTCTGGTCAGTAGTAGCATTGGCTTCTATAGCATTTAGCTTTGTGTGGTCAGCATCTTCAAACACGTTACTATTTGAAGCAGACGCAACAAGAGTACGTATCTCAGCAGCAGTCTGGTTAGCAGTGGCACCAGTTTCAACAGAAGTTAGTTTAGTTCTTTCTGCACCCGTCATTGTAAGCGTGTCACTGTTAGTCAATAACTTTGCCTTTATCTCAGCAGCAGTTTGGTCAGCAGTAGCGCCACTTTCAGCAGAAGTTAGTTTAGTTCTTTCTGCACCCGTCATAAAAAGGGTATCACTGACAGTCAGTATAGATGCCTTTAGTTGGGCAGAAGTTTGGTCAGCAGTGGCACCAGTTTCAATAGCAGTTAGTTTAACTCTTTCTGCACTAGTCATAAAAAGGGTGTTACTGACAGTCAGTAAAGATGCCCTTAGTTGGGCAGAAGTTTGGTCAGCAGTGGCGCTAGGCTCAATAGCAGTTAGTTTAACTCTCTCTGCGTTAGTCATTACATTAGTGTCACTGTTAGTCAATAACGATGTTCTTATCTGAACATTAGTCATATCATCTTTTGCATTAGCTTCAATAGAAGTTAGTTTAACTCTTTCTGCGTTAGTCATTACATTAGTGTCACTGTTAGTCAATAACGCTGTTCTTATCTGAGCAGCGGTCATATCATCTTTTGCATTAGCTTCAATAGAAGTTAGTTTAACTCTCTCTGCGTTAGTCATTACATTAGTGTCACTGTTAGTCAATAACGCTGTTCTTATCTGAGCAGCAGTCTGGTCAGCTGTAGCGCTAGGCTCAATAGCAGTTAGTTTAACTCTTTCTGCGTTAGTCATTACTAACGTGTCACTGTTAGTCAATAACGCTGTTCTTATCTCAACAGCGGTCATATTATCTTTTGCATTAGGCTCAATAGCAGTTAGTTTAACTCTTTCTGCGTCAAGGAAAGTATTAGTATTACTGTTTCTTTCATAAGCTGCCTTTATCTGAACGTCAGTCATATCATCTTTTGCATTGGCTTCAATAGCAGTTAGTTTAGCTTTTTCTGCGTCAAGGAAAGCATTAGTATTACTGTTTCTTTCATAAGCTGCCTTTATCTGAACATCAGTTAGAGAACCACCACCAGTAGATGCAATAGTGCCGTTGGAAGCAATAGTTATATTAGTGCCTGCTGTAAGAGCAGCTACTACATTAGCAGTGGTTACTCCGAAAGCACTGGCATGCTGTCCGTCTAACAAATCAGCGTCTAGGCCAGAGCCACTACCGTCATTGCCAGGGTGCCATACTTCAGAACCGCCATACACTCTAGGTGCATGCTCAAAAGACCAATAACCACCACCGTTATACACCTTAGAGCTAGTAGCATCATCTCTCTGTAGGTCAATAGCCCAAGGACCACCATTAGCTTGAGAGAGCGTGAGCGCACCACTAGTATTAGTGTCAATAGTTAGCTTCGCTGTCAGTGTATCATCAGTATCACTACGAAGAAAACTGGATGAACTTATACCGTCTAACAAATCAGCGTCTAGGCCTGAGCCTGCACCATCAACAGTCTTAATGGATGTAAGTAGCTCCGCAGCGGTCTGCGAACCACCACCAGTAGCTGCGATAGTACCGTCAGCAGCAATAGTTACATTAGTACCTGCTGTGAGAGCGGCTACTACGTTAGCAGTATCTGTAACGTCAGCAGCAGCTTCAATACCATCTAGTTTACTGTGGTCTGCGTCTGTAAAGACGTTACTGTCTGTAGCCGCCTCAACTGCTGTACGGATTTGTGCATCAGTCTGGTCAGCTGTAGCAGCAGCTTCAATACCATCTAGTTTAGTACCATCTGCAGCAATGTCACGACCGTCAATATTACCCTTAGCTATAATGTTACCACTACTATCAAGTAGGTCTGCTAAGTCTCTCGCTTTAGTTGACATAGTGTATTACTCCGGTTTAGTGGGCCACGTGATGTTTGCAGGAAAGCCAGCCTGTGAAGGGACATCACGTAGAGCCTGTCGATAGGCTGTCTGCTCAGATGTCATTGTACGGTCTGCTAATGCCCAAGGGTCAGATATCTGCAAATAAACACTGCGAAGCTCACGTGCCTCTTCTGCAATATCTTCTGTTGAGAGTACTATAGGTACAAAGTCTGTATCTTCTGTAATTACACCTGTAAGTGCGTCAATTATTTTATTCATTTTAAAAGCTCCAATTTACGGTTAGACGAGCGCCAGAGTCATGCGTGTAACTGCCTGCACCAAGGATTTGAACTCGCTGTAAACGTTCGCCAAGATCAATATGCCCAGTGCCCCACGACATAAGGTTGCCATTCATAATAGCGTCATTGCCACAGCCAAACTGCCAAGATCCAACCCAGATATGACTACCATCAGTCCGAAGAGCAAAAGTACCAACGCCTGACACTACTTCATTAGCAGCAAGTGATTTAAAGTTAAAAGCGGCAGTGGTAGATTGGTTTGTGTGGGCAAATTCAAGTAAGGTTTTAGCATATGATTGATAGCCACTGGTTTTTATTGCAGCACCACCAAACCTTATATAAGTAGATGTTGAGGCAGTGGTCCAAGAGTGGTTCTGAAGAACGACTTGAATCCGTCTAACACCAGCGGGAATACCTGCTATAGTCGTTGCACCATTGCCGTCGAGATCAGCATCATATTGACCCCCTCCTGGGAGACCCGTAAGATTAGCCCCAGAGATAGCTGGAAGAGTACCTGTAAGGTTTGCGGCACTTAGGTTGGTTAAACTAGACCCGTCAATAGCTGGAAGATTACCTGTAAGGTTTGCGGCAGGTAGGTTGGTTATACCAGACCCGTTACCAGTTATTCCAGAAGTTCCGTTTATTGTAACTGTCATTTTATATCACCGTATATGTTGCGCCGTTGGGTACAGTTACAGTAACACCATTTGCTACTGTAACTGGTCCTATGGACATTAAGTTTGTACCCGCTACACAGGTAAGATTAGAATTAATTGATGCTGATGAAGCAAAGAAACCAGCTTTTAGCTGTCCCGCAACATCAAGACCACCTGTGATAGTACCGCCACTCTGTGATACAGCATCAGCAACAACAAATGACTTGTATGCAACTATATTAACTTCATCATTCAGGGCTGCGCCTGAAGTCAGTGTAACTGTATTGTTTCCTGATGCAGCGTAGTCCTGACCATTGCCCTCTAGAGCAATACCATTCATAAATACAATAATGTTATTCGCAAAGAAAGCTAATTGATTGCTGCTGACATCATTGCCTGTAAAGACAGTTTGGTTTGCTGTAGCAGTAAAATAGTAGTAATCAATAGAGCGATTGCCTAAGTTCTCAACATCTGTATTAGATGCGGTAATAAATATTTCTGCATTACCAGATAGGCTTAGCAGAGATCCTGTAGAACTTTCATCTAAGGATCTAGCGAGAGTAGTACCACTGTGCGTATATACGCCTGTGCCTACCTCCCAGTTAATGCCATCCACAATAGTGTATCGGACAGAGTTACCATCAAGAATACCACCAGAAGAAAAAGTTTGGAAACTAGCTACTGCAGCGCCAAGTGTAATAGTACCTGTCCCTGTAGTAGCAGTAGTCACCTTAACACGGTTAGCAAACTTAATTGTCATAATTAGTATCCTTGATGGTGTTTTTTAAGCGATACGGATAACTGCTGTAGCAGCCGCTGCAGCTGGGAACTCAATAGTCAAGTCACCTGCAGTAGCACTTACTGTACCACCAAAGTCGATAACAGCAATTGCTTTGTTGGCCTGTGATGCATTATAGATAATACAACCATCAGCAGCAACTGTAACGTTAGCAAAAACTTCGTCAACAGTGAAGTCAAGTATAGCCGTGTCCCCGTCAAGAGCAATGACTGCTCCTCCAAGAGGCTGACCGCCTGCAGTATAGCCTGTACCAGTTGCCTCATCAGAGTTACCTGTGACATTTGAGTAGTTGTTAGTGCCCTTGCCATATGTACCAGAAGGGGTGTCTTTAATAAGAGCTAATTTTATTGTATCTGTATCCAGATCATGAACACCTCCAAGAAGCTCTTGCTTGAAGCTGTTGCACATTTCAGTTGTGATAGCCATCTTGTGATGTCCCTTTATGTGTTAAGAAAGCACAAAGGGGCCAGCGTAAAGCCAGCCCCAATGTTATTATGTTTAAGCAGCGTTGAAACGTGCAGTGACAAGAGCCTCAGGGCGGAGTATTTTCCTACCATATAGGTGCATGCCCCGGCAGATGTCCGAAAAGCTGTCTGGGTCACGGTATGTTTCCACTTTAGACAGTTGCTCAGCAGTTGCTACAGCGGAGTCATGACCACAAACTATGATGCCATAGTTATCGTCTTGCGCTGTTACACCTGAAGTGCCTGGACCAGTACCTACTTTTGGCAGGTTGTTTGACTGATAAACACGGAAGCCGTGGATATTAGCAGCCAACAAGCCATTCATAAGGCCTGCACCACCGAAGTCTGCATTCAGAAGACGTGAGTCTTCATCCTTCAGCATTTCAATGAATACCGGGTCTAGACAGATCCACCTTCCACGTGTGTCAACATTCTGCTCATCCAATTTACGGGACATACGAGCAAGAACCTGCAATGGTGTTGCAGTTGTTGTAGACTGTGCAGTTGAACCTGTCAAGCGAGGTGCCAATGGAATTGAGTCACCAGTTGTAGATGCCGAAGCAGTAGTGGTGATATTTCCAAAGGTTGCCATGTTCAGCTTATTTGCAGCCAAAAGTTCATCTGTACCAGCTGCAGAGTTAGCAATACTACCATTTACTGTTGTGTTTACAGCGTTAGCAGTGGTGTAACCAGAGAGATACTTAAGAACGTCTGAGTCCATAGCATCAGCCATTTTATAGGCTGCACGGTCGGTTGAAAGTCGCATGAAGTCGATGTGGCTATGCGCCTCCTCGATATCGTCCAGTTTGAAAGCAAAATAGTTAGCTTTATCAATGGTTAACTGGAAATCAGCGTCAACGAGATCTTGTGTTGCAACAGCAGTACCACGTGCTAAAGCATTAACAGTGATGTCTGGCTCTTTCATGATGCGAACTGAGTCACCTACGGCAGACACGTCCCCAAAATAGTCATTGTTTGTAATTGCGTTTACAACTGCACTCTTACGAAATGCGAGTTGGGCTTGTTTGGAAAAGATCTGCGAAGAGAAATTTCCGTTGTTCAGGTTGGTATAACTACCTGCTTTTGCGAATGCCATAATGATTCTCCTATAGATATGACAATTGAAGGAAGTAAAACATCATATCCACATAAGAGGCCAAACTATTTCTAGGGTGACAGGGCTACATGATTTGCGGTCAAGTAGCGCTGGGCCTATACTCTGTTGGGTAGTTCTTCTTGTGGCTTGTTGCTTTTATGTTAAAGCATGTGCAAGTAGTTGATTACTAGCACTGCACATGCCCATAGTTTTATCTATTAGTTGATAAGTGTCAAGCTTTATTATGACATATCATAGATAAACTTGCCTGAACGCATTGCGTCCATTATTTCATCTTGCCGCTTCTCGTACTCTTTAAGCGACATTTTATTTACCATCGACTCACTAAGGGAGCGTGATGACTCTTCTGAGTCCACTACGGTGCGACCACGGGACTTTACTGCTGATGCTGCGCCTCTGTCTGGGCTGGGCTTCTTAGACTTAATACCCTTGTCTGACTTATACAGATCAATGACACGGGCTACAGACTTAACGTCATCCATGTTCTCGTAGAGTGCATCCTGTACAACTTTAGGCTGTTCTTCTGCCCACTCATGAAATGCATCATCTGAACGGATAGACTCAAAGTCAGGGTGCAAGCTAATTAGTTGTGCTTCAGCCTTTTCTTTCTTGGCTGAGCTACGCATAGCTTCAACTTCCTTGAGACGCCCATCTAGCTCTAGTGTACGCTCATTAGCTTTCTGTTCAGCAATAGCCTCAACAATACCAGCTACATCAGGGTACTTACTTGTCCAAGCCTGAATGTCTTCCTTAGACTTAGGTAGTACAAGCTCATTTTTTGTAGCCTTATCAAGCTGGCCTTCAAGCCTTTCAATGCGAGACTGCCACTCTTTTTCCTTAGTTGCCATATGGCGCTGGATATCTCCATAGCGCTTCTTAAAACTACGCTCTTCAGCGGTAAGATCTTCCTTGGGTTCAGCTTCACTGGGTGCAGCAGGCTCTTCCTGTTGTGTAACCTCTGTGGCTTCTTCTTCCTCTTCAGGGTTTAGCAGTTCTTTTAACTCTTCTTCTGCTTCCTTGATCTTAGCTTCATTACGTTTGTGCACAAAGCTGTGCATGGTTTCATTTGCTACGTCTGACATTTTAGTTCCTTATGGTGGGGCCAGCATCATTGCTGGGTATCCTTATCGTTGTGGTTATTTCTTTTTACGTTTCTTTTTCTTCATCATCAAGCCGCCTTTGTTAAAGCCGCCTGATCCTCCATCGGATATATTTTTTAAAGAGGCTTTTACTTTGTCTGCTTCTTTTTTCATATTTGCTACTTGTGAACTAGTTGCGCCAGAAGCTATGGCATTATCAATAACCCCTTGAGAGTTTTGGTCCGCAGTCGCCGCTGCCGCCGCTGCCGTTGCCATTGCGAATGGGCTTTGACCGCCTGTGTACCCACTATTAGTGGAGGTCGGTTGTATA